ATCGTTATATTACATAGGAGAGCATCGAATGATTGAAGGAGAGAGATTATTTTTGAAAGAATGCAAAGATCATATTCATTATTGTAGAAATATGGATAATCATGCTTGGACAAATATTTTGATAAAAGAATTGATAGATATGGTTGAACGAAAGCAAGACGAAAAAGCAAATAAAATTGAAGATATATCAGAGAACAACATAGCGATTGATGATTACTCTTATTAATCGCACAGCTTAACTATATCGTTAGGAGGACAATTTTGGAAATAGAAATTACTGCAAAGATTGATGTTTATGATGTTTTAGATGAAATCAATATGTATAAAGCTGATTTCCGTGAAGCCTATTTGCTTGAAAACAAATACATGGATGGATTAAACGAAAATTAGAATGGATTGAAACAATATACCATCCTAACCAGTCGCTTGACTCGGCCGGCAAAAAGCCGCAGGTCAGCTAAAACCGTTGTACTTTATGACAATCCGCCGAGAAAACACACGTGTTTCAACCGTGGGATGAATTGCCGCCCTTTTTAATTAATATTTTAAAAAATACCTTGACAATTTAATGCCTTTGTAGTAATATTACCTCTATGAAACAGTATCAAACAATCAAAATATGGAAAAATACACTTTCAAACCTGCATCTATTGGCTGGCTTGAAAGAACAATCAATTGTCAAGATACTTGATATTCTTGTAAAAAAAGCATTGGAACTCGAAAATGAATATAGATACAAACATACCGACAAATAAAGCTTGGGGGCAGCAACGGATGATTATTTATTGTGCAATTAATATAATAAATAATAAAAAATATATTGGCAAAACATCAAGTTCTTTCAAACGAAGAATGTCTGAACATAAACTACAAAGCAAATCTAAGAATTTTGTATTTTATAGAGCTATAAGAAAATATGGCTTTTCGTCCTTTAAGTGGTTGATTATAGAAACTTGTTCTAATGCTGCAAAATTAAACGTTGCTGAAATTGAATGGATATCAATATTAAACACTATGGATAATACTGTTGGTTATAATATAAATCCGGGCGGGGACGGAGCCCCTAATGGCAAAGCTCATCATTTCTATGGTAAAAAACGCCCTGAATTTGCAAAATCAATAAGCGGCAAAAACCATCCTCTATATGGGATACGGGGAAAACTTTCTCCCAGATATGGGCAACATCATACAGATGAAGCAAAACGCAAAATTGGAATAAGTCAACTTGGTGTACGAACAGGAGAAAAGAATCCAAGCTATGATCATACAATTTATTCATTTTATCATAAAAAACATGGCAAAATTGTTTGCACAAAATACAAATTAAAAAAACAATTTAACATAGATGATAAATCTATGTGTTTATTATGTAGAGGCCAGCGACAAACTGCAAAAGGCTGGTCTGTACAAAAACGAGGTAAGGCGTCTGTTAGTGATCAGAGTCTATGACCCTCGAAGCCCACGCACTTTAGTCGTGAGTAGTTCACGAAAGGGACGACTTTATGAAATCAGATATTTGCACCAGTTTACAATGCAATAATTATGGATGTGATTATTGTGCGCAATGTTCACATAAAAGAGCCTTTGGGGAAGGAGAACTAAATGGCAAAGTGTGGAGGTGGGAGTTTAGCCCACGCTTCGGACCATTATTTATAACTAAAAAAGGCGAGCCATTAAAACGCCAACCCACACGAGAAAATCATCCAGTGTGGCCTTTATTCGAAGGGTGGCTTGAGGAGCACAACAAGCAAATAAACTCGGACTAAAAAAGCGGCGCTTTTTAACAGTCGCTTGACTATGCTTTTGAATATAAAGGTACAACTGTCCCACTGTTTAGGATAAGCTTTTGAATAAACCACAAAAAATATAACCAGAATCGAGACAATATGACTCCTAAAAAAACAAGATATTGTAGTTATTGCAAGGTTCGTCACCCTATAGATGATTTTACCGCAGGACAATATACATGCAAGTACGGCAGGGCAAAACTACAGAATGAGAACGCTCGCAAGAACACAGAGAGTCCTCGTGATGATAATTATGAGAAGCATTGCAAGAAATGTGACGAAACAAAAAATGCTTTAGAACACTTCAAGAAAGACATGAGCCGTCCAGATGGGTTTTTTCTTTATTGCAAAGAATGTGAAAGCGTAAAAGGCAAAAAATTAATAAAAAACAGCTTAAAAACACTTATAGGGGCAGCAAAACAATTTAGAGCAGCCATTTTAAAAACTGTACTGAAAACAATTAAAGATACCGACAGATCTATAGTCCGTCAGCTTGTAGAAGATTTTAGGCATGAGGGCGATGCTATTTCTTTTACAGGCCGAGAATGGCAGATACAGATATTAAATGATTTGAGACCAACTGTAGTGGCTAGGAAGCCAAGCCAAAAGGGGCTTACGTGGTTATTGGAACGCTTTATGATAGCCTTGCTAATAAGATATTCCAGCACTCCGTATCGCTATAAAGACCATACTGGCAAATCCAGGGCTAGGTTTATAGAGGGCATTTACAGTTTTGAAACAATGGACAAGGCTTCCAAGTGGAGCAAGATCAGATTAAAGAAAATAAAAGATGATAATCCGCATGTCAGAGACGCTTTGAGGGCTGGCGAAACAGATAGCGCTTTGCTTATGAAACTTGGCAGGGCTGCGTTGCATCTTGTTGGTCGTGCTACCATTAGTGGTGTTCTGAGTATATCTGGCGACATTGTTGTAATAGATGAAAAAGACAGAGATCAAGATTTAAGCATATCAACGCAGATAGGCTCAAGAACGCTTGAGTCAGAGTTTATGACAACCGAAACAACTAAAGGTATCACTCGTGAGACTTCTACGCCTGAAGCGTCTGGTGCAGGCATATCGCTACAGTACGAAAATAGCAACCAGCTTGAGTTTGAAATATATTGTGTAAAATGCGAAACATGGCAGACCTTGACCTACCCTGAGTGTATTGGAAACTTTTACGATATAGGTGATGAGCCTTTGTTAGATAATTCTGGCCATGAGTTGGTTCCTTTTTGGCGATGCATGAACTGTAAAAACCCTATTGATTGGAACACTATTGGAAAGTGGGATTTGAAAGACCCAGACTATTATGAAAATTGCAGATGGGTTGAGCGTAAGCCACAGAATTACAACGATGCAACCGGAAAGGGTATCGTTGGATACCAAGTTCCTTTTGCTGGGCCACAGCGTAGCGCTGCTTTCTTTATGGCTGAAAGAGATGACCCTGAGCATGATTTGGCGTATTTGCATAATCACATGCTCGGACTTCCTTATGATGATGTTTCCAAGACATTGCTTCCAGATAATTTTCATGTGCATCCAGAATCAACATGGGGGTATTCAGGTGCAACCGAGAAATACGCATTGGGATGCGATACGCATCCAGCACAGGGCGGTTACATTGTTATCTGTAAGCAAGTAGCTGGAAGCGTTTCTCCGGCGAAACCAGAAGGAAAATGGGTGGTAGTTTATTTTGAGCATGTTAAAAATAACCGTGACCTATGGGATGATACCGAAACTATAAAAGATATTAATACGATTAAAAAAGGGCGCTTATACGAACTTATTACAGAGTACAACGTGGCTATTGCGGTAGTGGATTTAGAGCCTGATACGAATGAAGTTGAGAAGCTGATTGATGAATTCTCGTTCTCCAAGAAAGTATGGGCTAACAAATCTGGTGCGACCATCCAGGATACTTTCACATGGTCTGAAACAGAGATGGAAGCCGGTAAAGAAAAAACAGTTTGCAAAATGTATGAGAACAAGGTTGCCGCAATTGATTACCATTTTAATAAAATACGCTTTGGCGATTTGCTTTTTCTGGAAAAGAATAAATATCCGAGCAGACAGTTATGGTTGCAGTTTCTAACAGCGCATACTAATTTATACAAGGGCGAGATAAAGGTAAAAGGTGGATTCGGAGAAAAGCTGGCAGCGCAAAATATTAGAGAGGTTTATAAGAAACGTGTGAACAATATCCACGACCATTGGGTTATGGCGACAAAATTCTGTGTTCAGGGAGTTAGAATATTAAACAAAATAAAAGGGTGCAATAAACATATCGCTCCGCCTAAGATATATTCTATGAACAGGATTGACGGTGGCTAGTATTTAAAAAAAAGGCGAAGGGAGGCCGTGTAAGAGATGAAAACAATATTTACAATAACAATGGTATCTTCTGTATCCAGCAATAGAATTGTAGGCTGGTTTGAAACTTATAAAGATGCTGAGCATGTAGTCTTGAACAATATTAACGATATTAACGAATGTTGTTATTTGTTTTGCGTAATAGAAGAAATATCTGGTGGCTGCCCCTATCCATGTCCGCCTAAAAATGAATGGTGGTTCAGGTGGTATAAAAACGAGAACGAGTATAAGATAATAGGCAAGCCAGATATGTATAAACGAACTGTTAATTTCGGAATAGGCTAAATAGGAGCGCATGACTGTGAGAGCATCAGATAGCCATCCCCCAGACGGCTACAACCCAAAAGTTTTTTTGGTATGTGTCAAATGTTGCAAGGTTTTAAATAGTGACCTTGCAGAAAAAATAAAGCTTGGCTGGTCTGAATATTTAGGGCGCAATGGTAAGTTCGCGCTTTGTCCAGAATGCGATAGAAAGGAGGATTAAAATGCCTATAACGGTGATGATCTGTAAAAAGTGTGGCCACAAATATAACTTGCCGACCAAAACAGCAATAGAAGACGGCTTTATCAGATGCCCGTCCTGCGGATATAAAGTTCCTAAAGGCAAGGAAAAGGTTTGATATGAAAGATGCAAGCTTGACAAGTAAAGAAGCTATCGGCGAGCTGTTAGAACTAAAGCAAACTATAGAATTGTTTAAGAAGAATATAAAAGGCAGAGCCGCCCTGTTGAGAAGCATCAAGACGTCGGTTACGTTTATCACAGCACACAAGACCGAGGAGTCTCTTAACGCTCTGTTGGTTAGGGAGAGAAAAGATGAATTTGATGTTTTTTACGAAACACATAAGGAGAAAGGATGATGGGGTCGTATTTTAAAACTAAAAATGGAAAATTATACCACGGAGACTGCTGTGAGATAATGAGGCAAATTTCTTCCGATTCAATTGATACTATAATCACAGACCCTCCTTATGGTTTGAAGTTTATGGGTAAAAAATGGGATTACAGTGTCCCAAGTATCGAAATATGGCAAGAATGTTTAAGGATTTTAAAACCTGGCGGCACAGCTTTAATTTTCGCTGGCAGTCGAACTCAGCACAGGATGGCTTGCAATGTTGAAGATGCTGGGTTTATTCTCAAGGATTGCATTATGTGGTTATATGGTACAGGTTTTCCGAAAGCAACTGATATTTCAAAACAATTAGACCTAAAAGCTGGGGCTGAAAGAATAAAAGGACGGATTAGAACAGATGGCAGAGGCGCAAGCCCGCAAAAGTTAAACAACTACGGCAAAGGCGATACAGGTATTGGCCATGCAGATGGTAGCAAGCAGACTTACCAAGAAACATTACCGACATCCCCAGAAGCTAAACTCTGGAACGGTTGGAAATCGCACGGCCTAAAACCGGCATACGAACCAATAATTTGGGCTCATAAACCCTTGACAAGTTCAAATAATTATGATTCTATCATAGTAGAGCTAAATAACTATATGGAGGTTTTACTATGGCAATCACTCGCAAGGTTAGGAGAGATGGATACGTCCAGTTTACAGGAGATGGCATTAACACTCTTGAGCATCGCTTCGTTATGGAAAAACATCTTGGAAGAGAACTCGACAAAAGAGAACAAATTCATCACATTAACAAAAACAGGTCTGATAACAGAATTGAGAACCTTGAAGTTCTTGACATTAGAACACACGCCAGTAAGGGACATCCATGAAAGGTCAAAAGTACTTGGATTGCCGTTAAGTGTCTATATTGTGGGAAAATGTTTGACAGACGAAAAAAAGAACACACCAGACATCCTGAAGCATATTGTTCAAGAGCTTGCTATATCAAAGCTAAAAGAAAGTGGTATGTTTGCAGAAATTGTGAAAAACAATTCACTACCAACAATCCTAAACAAGCTAAATATTGCTCTCTTGGATGCTACCACCAGTCTCAAAAGAAAGCCAAGACCAGCATACGAACCTATTTTAGTTTGCATGAAACCAAATGATGGCAGTTATGCCGATAATGCTTTAAAATGGGGTGTGAGCGGGTTGAATATCGATGGGGGGCGGATACCACTAAGCGGCGAAAAACCGCCAAGCGGATCGGCAAAACGAGTTTATAAAAATAACCAATACACAGATCAGAAAATATATGGGGATAATAAGCAAACTCCAACTCAAGGCCGCTATCCGGCAAATATAATTCTTGATAAAGAAGCTGCCTGCCTTTTGGATGAGCAAAGTGGTGTATTAACAAGCGGGGCTATGAAAAAGCCATATAAATATATAAACAATGGGTACTCTTTAGGGTCTCCTGCAGGGGAAACCAAACAAATACACAATTCTAATCAAGGCGGAGCGTCCCGTTTTTTCTATTGTGCAAAAGCTTCAAAATCTGAACGCAATGCTGGCTGTGAAAAATTAGAGAACAAAGCCAGCGGGAGTGATTACCGACCCAACGACGATGGGACAAAAGGACTACAATCAAGGCTTCACGGTGCTGCACAGAAAGGAACAAATCACCACCCAACAGTGAAACCATTAAAATTAATTGAATATTTATGCGAACTAACAAAAACTCCTACAGGAGGTATAGTTATTGATCCTTTTTTTGGTTCAGGCACAACTGCGATAGCTTGTGAACGTCTCAATCGTAGATGGATAGGAATTGAAAGAGAGTTAGAATATTGTGATATCGCAAAGGCTCGCATCCAGAATGAAACCCCACGAATAAAATTAAATCTACAGTTTTAATAAATATTCTTACATTGCAAACACTATACCAAAACCTTCCAAAACCTACAACAATTTAGAAAAAAACCTACCTAAAAGACGTAATTTCTTGACAAATAAATAGGTTACATGCTAGTAGGGTATATTAACACTGTCACCACTATATGTTGTGTAGTTTTTGCTACGCATACAACTTAGAGGATTTGATTGTAATATGCCATCAATTGCGTCATCGTCAGCATCTATATCTGGAAGGCCTATACCCTTGTCTCAGATAAGGAAAAAGGTAAACCTGTCTTTAGTTATAGATAGCCGTAGCTATTTAAATAAGCTTACTAATGCTACTGACGAGGTGATAAAAAAGAACTGGCATAATATTAACATTGGCCAAATCCAAAGCTTTTCTTCTCGCAGACTATTCAAGCTTTTCGCTGCAAACGACAGCGCTTTTTCTTCTTCGCTATATACCCACCTACGCATGATGGTTGACAAGTTCAGCCTAAACGCATTTAAAGCAAACAAAAGTACATACAATGAGGGCCAAAGATATCTTAATAGTCTTGTCGAGAAACTAAACTATGAAGATGATTGGGCTGAAGGGTTTTCGCAGGCTAGTACACTGTCAGATCAAATAGGCAGAATTGGCAGAAACATCCTTACGTCTGATAACGCGTCTGCCGCATTGTTTGTGCAAATCAATAGTAAGACTTATGAGGTTGAAAAGTTTTACCCTATCGACTGTGACCGTGTGCATTTTGATGGGTTAAACGGCTATTCGACAATTGGATATAATTATGGAGCAAACAAAAAAATCATCAAGCCGTATATTTATCAAGATGGGAGGCGAGAGTCTTTAGACTTTATCAACTTTCTGTGGCAGCCGCTTGACCCTGATGCAGAGGAAATTGTAGGCAACAATCCGCTTCGTCCAGCCCTGAGAAATACATTTACCAGAATAGAGTTTCTTGAAAATCTTCGTAAAGTATTAAAAAATCAAGCATGGCCTAGAATAAAAATTACTCTCGACGAAGAAGCTGTAATAAATATGGCTCCGGCTGATGTCAAAAATGACCCAAAGCAATTAATCGAGTTTCTAAACGATTATGTTGCTGATGTGAAAGACCAGTTTACGAACCTTGGCGCCGACCAGAATTTAGTAGTTTACAACACCATTACTGACATGTCGTTTCTTGAATCCAGCAGCAAGTTTGATCCGCGACCAATAGCAACTCTTTTAGATAGCGAGGCTATCAGCGCTTTAAAAGCTCCTCCGTCCACAGTTGGCAAGGGTGGCAGCACTAAAACAGGAGAAGGACTTGCATCTGCCGAGTTAGTGATATTCAGGCGCTCTATCAAAGCGCTGAGACGTAATATTGAGAATATATTCAGCCGAGCGTTTACGTTAGCGCTACGGTTAAAAGGATTGCAGGGTTATGCTAAGTTTAGACTGAAAGAATTTAATTTACGTCCGGCGGAAGAACTCGCGCAGTATGATCAAATGAAGCAAGAAAATATTATAAGAGCATGGACTTTGGGGGCGATTGGAGATGTAGAAAAGAACAGTAAAATCAGAGAGATACATGACCTTGATGGTTTGCCACCTGCCGATGCACAGCTCAGACCTGATATGCTTGATAATAAGCAAGGCAATCTGACCAATGCTGATGGAGAAAAAAAAGAGACTGACCGCACTCCCGTTTCTCGCGAGTCTAAGGAAAAAAAGAGAGAGGACACGAGACGCAATAATAAGACTGGGAATGATAGGAAATAAATATGAGTAATAATATGCTGATAACTGATGCTGTATTAAATACACCTTGGTCGATTCTGCCGCCAAAGCTTCTTGATATTCTCTCTGTCTTGCAATCTAAAGAGCAGAGAGAGAAAGTGAACGACGACAAGCTGAAAGCTGAGGTTGAATCTGCCAACGAGCAAAAAAGCAAACAGTACGCCGTTGAAGATGGTGTGGCTATTATACCTATCTATGGGATATTGGCTAAAAGATTTAATATTATAATGGCTATATCAGGCGGAACATCCTATAGGATTCTTGCTAAAAATATACAGGCAGCTCTTTCAGATGGCGATGTTAAAGCGTTGTTCCTTGATATAGAATCACCCGGCGGAAGCGTAGACGGCATGACAGATGTTACAGACATTATCTATAAAGCTAGAAATGGCTCGAAGCCTATTATGTCTTTTGCCGATGGGTTAATGGCAAGTGCAGCGTACCATGTTGGTTCTGCTGCTGATTATATTGTAGCTGCGAACAGCACTACTCAGGTAGGCTCTATAGGTGTAATAACTGCTCCGCACATGGATTTTTCAAAACGATATGAAAAAGAAAGCATCAAAGTAACTATGTTTTTTTCTGGAAAATACAAGGCCACTCCAAACCCATATACTAAACTGTCTAAAGACGATAAAAATTATATTCAAAGCAGACTTGATTACCTATACACTTTATTTATTGATGCGGTAGCCAAGCATCGAAATGTAGCTCCTGAGATTGTAAATAGCGATATGGCTGAAGGTAAAATTTATATTGGAGCGCAGGCTTTGGACGTTGGGCTTATAGACGACATCCTGAGTAGAAAACAAGCACTGGAACGCTTAAAGGAGATGATATAGCATGGCTCTTTTACACACCAGCACTCTTTCCGATAGTGAACCAAGTTGGAGTACGGTGGACAAAAATAGGCTCCCAAGGAATGCTCATGCTGACATGGGCGATGCAGATAAAAAATCTAGTTGGCGTTACCCCCATCACCACGTGAAATCTGGAAGTATCGGAGGCAAGCATAGCATTTACGTTAAGGGTGATATGTACTTGCACCGAGGCGGTTTAAAAGCCGCACTTCAAGCCGCTGGTGGCGCACGGTCTGGACAAAAAGAAAAGAATGCGGCAGTCAAAAGACACTTAAGTCACCATGCCGACGTAATTGGAATGAGCAAAAAAGAAACAGCGACGCTATTAGGAATGTCTGTAGCTTCTTTAATATTTTTCTTAGAAAATGATAATAATATTTCTACAAAACAAATAGGAGGTGAAAATACTATGGCTATGACCTATGAAGAACTGGAAGCTAAGGTAAAAACTCTTGAGGCTTCAATAGCTGAAAAGGATAATGCGATAGCTACCATGAAAACTGACGCCGAGGCATTGGCTTCTACCGTGAAGACTAATGCGGAGTCTCTTGAGTCTGAGATTGCCAAATACGAAAAATCAGAAGGTGAACTTGCTGATAAAGTTGACGGTCTTGAAAAGGACGCCAAGGGCAATAAGATTTTTATCGAGGCCGGTAAGAATGCCATCGAAGACATGAAAGCCGAGATACACAAAATGAACGCTCAGGTTGATGGCAAAGATTATAATAAGGATCTTGTCGATAAGCAACTTGGAGCTTTCGGTACTGACGTTGAAGCGTTGACTCAATTTAAGGTAAGCCTTGAAGCGAGGCGAGCTAAAATGTTTAAATCAGGCGAGATAAATCCTGATGAAAAGAAATCTACCAAAACAACCGAACAAGATGATTACGCACTTGGGCAATCAATTGGCAAAGGAAACGTAATCCCAATAATTAAAAATACTTAGGAGGTGAGTAAGATATGGGTATGACATCAAGAGGGGCTGTCCGATTGGGTGGAGAAGGTGCGGTAGTAAATCCATTTATGGATAATGGTAAAATAAATCGTATTTCCATCACTATCGATAACAGCTATAACCGTGGCAAGATACCGGCTTTTAGCCTTTGGGCGCCGAGTGATAAAACATCTAACCCTTGGAAATATATGCCGTACATTCCTGCGATTACTATCCGCGCTGCGAACAGCACTACCAGCCTGGATATTGACAATCAGTGGGCTGATTATTTCCGTGTCGGTGATGAGATCATTGTTTATGATACAAGTACTGCGGCCAGCAACAACCTTGCGTTTAGAGGCCAGAGTGGGGAAGATTTAACTTCCTGTACTCTTGGGACTGATAGCTGTACTATTTCTGCCGTTGGCGATAAGGATAGTGGCGGAACAGGCTATGTATTAATCACATTGACTGACGCATTAAACGCCGATGCTACTGGTGGAGCTGAAGGAACTGGAGATATTATCGTTCTGGCAGCGCCAGGAACTACGGCGAATAGTGACATCGAATCGTATCAAGAGGCCGACACAGTTGTGATTATGGAACAGGAGTTTGAGTTCCAAGATTCTACTACTGGAGTTGTTGGTGAAGGCGGATATCTTGTCGAGTCTGCTGTGTATTCTTACGATGGTCGAATTGACCAAAATTGTATTGAATACTACTCTGCGTTAAATACGTTTGATTCGGCCCCTGCATTTACTGCATGTGGACAATTTGTAAACCATACTCGATTTAATTTCGAGAGTATTTATAGAGGTTAATATTAAAGGAGGTGAAGTAGAATGGAAGGTAGTTCTCATTATATTCAAAATCAAATTTTTAGCCCAAATGTAATCAAGGGTATTTATGACGTTATTGCGCCTAGATATCCTGATGCTACAAAAGTTCAGCAATCCTTTTTCCCGGCGGAAGATTATACAACTGATGAGGCGATTGCATATTTTCAGAATAACTTTTGGGGCATGACGCCTCCGACTTCTCTTGGAGCTGATCCTATGCCTGTTGGTATTCCTGGTGGATTCTATAAAAGTTTCTCAGCGGGATATTTCGGTGAGTATTCTCGTTTTGAGAGCAAGGATCTTTTGCAAGTTAAAAACCCAACGCAGCCATACAAGGCTGATGGCACTACCCCTAATCTTTGGGGTGAAGACATGGTACGGAGCGCTATAGCGCATCAAAAACATCGTTTTGATACGTTTAGAGAGGCTTTTTGCGGTGCATTAATAGGTGCTGGAACTTTTCACATCGTTGGCGATGGTATTGATTATCGTTATCCTGGGCCAAGCTCAACGGATTATATCCTTGAGCCGCATTATAGGCTAAGTTGTGTGTCTGGTGGAACAGTTTCTTATGGTGGGTGGACAACCGGCGGTACATGGGCAACGGCAGCATTAGCGACGCCGATTAAAGACATTAATCAGTTAATACTATATGCAGCCCAAACACTTGGCTTGCAGGTAACTGAGGTCTGGATGTCTACGCTTGCTGCTCAACGTCTTATCGATGCGGATGAAACTGCTGCATGGATTGAAAAGAATCCTGAGCTATCCAGAACTATGTTGGCAACTGAGTCTGCGGCAATAACGCTTAATAAGGTTGTTGGTGGGAACATCAAGTTCATTGTTGAAGATAGAACTTATGCCGAACGTATGGTTATCAAAACACCGACAGTTAAAAACAGCTCTACTACTGTCGTTGTTGATAACGATGCTCCTCTGCCTGGAGCTGATGGAACGGTTAGCTTGAAATGCATGTTCCATACCGCTGACGGTAGACAAAGACTTGTTACTATTACTGACAAGACTGCGAATACGCTTACCTTTGCCGCATCTGATCTTTCCGATGTTTCGATGCAGCCTGGTGATTTTATCGTTTACAATAAAAGATTCGTAGACGACGACAAATTGATCTTCAAAACAACTCGTACTGATTTGCAGCGATTCGCATCTCTGCCATGTCAAACGAGTCCGGATGATTCACTTTCTCCTGGTGTTCACACCTACGCACAGGAGTTTATCAAGAAACCTAATTGGGGTGTTACAGTCGGCACGTTTGCCAGGACTGGCCCAATAGTTTGGGGGCCAGGTGGTTGGCTAACCCTTGAAGTGTTTTAGCGTTTGCTTCTTGCCTGTTATTAAATAAAACTTTAACAGGCAAGAAGCGGATTGCAACTTAACTACCCTAAACAACGGGAGTAAAAGATAATGGAAAAAGAAGAAAAATTTATAAAAACGAATGTGGCAATAGCAGGATTTACACAGGGTCAACAATGGCCTTACAATAAGGCTCCTGATGTCGTCAAGATGTGGCTTAAAAACAAATGCATTTTATTTGAAACGATAATTTGCTCGCTTGTAAATAAAGACGGAAGGCCGATAGTAGAAGTTGCAAGAGAGAATCAAGGATTAACGTCAGCAGAAAAAACACAAGCCGAAATAGATAAAGTTTTCGGTAAAAAAGATGAAAATAATGGTTCAGAATCTTCTGCGTCAGACAAAGAGAAGAGTAACAAAAAAGA